GGAAGCCGATATCCGTCGCCGTCTGCCTAACAAAATCATCGAAGACGTGATCCAGTATCAGCGGGAGTATTTCTGTCTCGCCTGGTCCGTCGAATCTGTTCAGTTTCAGGAGTTTTTACGAACCGTGTTAATCGAACGATCCGCCGCGCTCGGCGTCCCGGTCCCGGCGATGCCGGTCATCCCGCTGGAGGATAAGGCCCTGCGCATAGAATCCATACAGCCCCATATGGCCAACGGATTGATCCGACTCAGTCCGACCCACCAGACCCTGATAGACCAGCTCCGTCACTACCCAAAAGCGGACCATGACGACGGGCCGGACTGTCTCCAGATGCTCTGGACGCTGGCGGTCTCGCGCAGCGCAAAATTTCAGGTTCACACCCCTAAAAGTCAGGGGCGTGACGGACACAGCCGCTTCGGCTCAGGGGGCTGGTAATGGCGCAGATTGTTGACATTAACGGGCGACCGCTTCAGCGCGAGACCCTCAAAACGGAGCAGACGGTCAAGGTCGCGGAGCGTATGCGCATTTATCCCGATCACCCGTCGCGTGGTCTGAATATTCGCCGTCTGCCGCGTATTCTGGAGGCCGCCGAACAGGGAAGTCTTCAGGCTCAGGCCATGCTGTTCGCCGATATGGAAGAACGCGACGGCCATTTATTCGCGGAAATGGAGAAGCGTAAAAACGTTCTCCTTACGCTGGACTGGTCAATCGAACCGCCCCGCAACGCGACCAAAGAGGAGCTGAACCTGACCGCCGCCGTCGATGACTGGCTGCGTGGGATCCCCAACATGGAGGACGTGGTCCTTAACGGGATGACCGCCGTCGGCTATGGCTTCAGCTGTCAGGAAATCGCCTGGGAGCTGACAGACAAAATCTGGCTCCCGGAGTCCATCAATCTGCGCCCGCATCACTGGTTCCTGACGCTGCCGCAACACGGTGACGAAATTCGTCTGGACGATGGCAGCTATCAGGACGGACTGAACGGGGCCGAACTTTGGCCGTTCGGCTGGCTGGTCCATCGCCATAACGCCCGCTCGGGCTTCAGCGCGTCCTCGGGGCTATTCCGCGTTCTGGTCTGGCCGTATCTGTTTAAGAACTTCGCGCTGCGCGACCTCGCGGAGTTTCTGGAGATTTACGGTCTCCCGGCCCGTATCGCCTATTACGCGCAGGGAACCAGCGACGAGGACCGCGACCGGATTCTGGAGGCGCTTGTCCACCTCGGCCATGAGGCCGTGGCCGCCATCCCGCAGGGAAATGAAATCAAGTTCGAAGAAGCGGCCAGCGGCGGCGCTGATACGTTTATGGCCATGATTGACTGGGCGGAGCGGACCGTATCGAAAGCCATTTTAGGCAGTACGCTGACCAGTCAGGCGGACGGTAAATCCTCCACCAACGCGCTGGGGAACGTCCATAACGAGGTCCGCCACGACATCATGACCGCCGACGCGCGTCAGATGGAGGGCATGTTCTCGAATCTTATCAGCCAGCTGGCCGCGCTGAACGGCTACGGCGATATCCATCCGCGTCGCTTGCCTCGCCTGTCGTTTGATACCCAGGAAGAAATCGAGATCAAGGACTGGGCGGACGCGGTGGCCACGCTGGTGAACGACGTCGGCATGACGGATATCCCGACGTCGTGGGTCCGTAAAAAAACGGGCATCCCGACGCCGAAGGATGGCGAGCCGGTTCTGGTCCCGACCGCAAACCGCATCACCACCCCGGCCAGCCTGAGCGCTATCCGGGAGGGGCTGAAGCTGGCCGCGCTCAGTACCCAGACCACCGTCGAGGACGACCCGGCGCAGAACGCTATCGACCGGGCAGACCTGCCCGCTGATGCCATCAATCAGGGTTTTAGCGAGCTGATAGCCCCACTGGTCGCCGCGCTCCAGAACGGGCAAACCGCTGACGAGGCGATGAACATTCTGGCCGAAGCGTGGCCGACTCTGCCGGATGCCACGCTCCGGCAGCTGCTGGAGCAGGCCATATTTACCGCAGACGTCTGGGGGCGCTTAAATGCCGACAGCTGATGATGTGGATCTGGGGTATGCGTACACGCTCGCCCCGGAGGAAGCGATCAAGTATTTCGAAAGCAAGGGCTACGCGATTGGCTTTAACTGGCACGACGTCCAGACGGTCGCACACGCCCGGGCGTTCACGGTCGCGGGCGTCATGAAGCTGGACGTGTTACAGGATATCCGGGGCGGACTGCAGTCCGCACTGGATAACGGGGACACCTATCAGGAGTTCGTCAAAAACCTGCAGCCGTTACTGGAGTCAAAGGGCTGGATTGGCAAGGGGCTGGTCGCTGACCCGGAGACGGGAGAACTACAGGGCAAGCAGCTGACGCCCCGCCGGTTCCAGACCATCTTCGACACCAATATTCAGTCCAGCTACAACGCGGGCCGCTATCAGCAGCAGATGGCCAACGTGGCGGATCGTCCCTACTTTGAGCGCGTGGCGGTGATGGACTCCCACACGCGGCCAAAACATGCCGCCCTGAACGGATTCACCGCCCGGGCAGATGACCCGGTCTGGGAATATCTTTATACGCCCGACGGCTACGGCTGCCGCTGTCGTATTCGCGCCCGTTCTCAGTCTGACGTGGAGAAGTACGGCCTCACCGTTCAGAGCAGCGAGGGCCGGATGGTCGAAGTGGAACAGGAATACGGCCAGCCCGGGAAGACCATTAAAACGATGGGCCTCAAAATGCCGGACGGCTCAGTCTACACCGCCGACCCGGGCTTCGGTTTCAATCCGGGCAAGGTGGCCTTCCAGCCGGAGCTGGAAAAATATTATTACGAGTCCGCGCGGCAGTATGTCACCGGCTCCCTGACCGGTCCCGATTTTGCGCTGGGCGTGAAGAACGTCGCGCAGCTGGACAATCAGCAGCGATACCCGCTGGCCGTTCTCTCGCCGTCGCAGGTCAGCAAGACCGCCGCAGAACTCCAGACCGTCAGCGTTTCCGCGCCGGTGATGCAGCAGCTGGCCAGCGCGGCCACACCGCCAGCGCTGTCGGATTATGTGCTTATCCAGCAGACCATCGAACAGGCTGAGCAGCTGGCGCAGGACGGAAAAGCCTGGCGCTATTCGCTGCAATATGGCGAGCGCTGGTCCGTGGCCACGGTCGAGGGCGACGAGCTGACTGGCTGGCAGATGCAGGATAACCCGGGGGAATAATGGCCAAAGACTCACTGGATTTAAAAGTCGATTTAAGCGCCTACGATGCGGGGCTGCTGAAGTTGATCCGCTCCACCAGGCAACGCCACGACCTGATGACCGCACTGGGCGGGACCATGCTGGACGCGGTGGAGGAAAACTTCCAGCAACAGGGGCGGCCCAAGTGGCTGGGATGGAGTCCGGCGTATGCGAAGAAGCGCGGCTCCGGCCAGATACTCCAGAAGACCGGACGACTGGCCGCGAGTATTCGCGCCGCGATTACGAACGACGACGCAACGGTCGGGACGAATGTCAGGTACGCGCGGATCCACAACGAGGGCGGCGTGATTAAGCACGAAGCCCGGACAACGGATTTATATTTCAAGCAGTACAAGAACGGCAGCGTCAGCCGCCAGTTCGTCAAAAAGCGCAACAGTAATTTCGTACAGAGCGCGACTATCGGGGCGCATACCGTGAACATGCCCGCGCGTCCGTTCCTCCAGCTGATTGCTGAAGATATCAAAGAGCTGGAAAGCACCGCGATCAGGTATTTTATAAACGTTATTGACTAGCCGCCGTCAAACGCGCTGTAATTCGCTCAGCGCGTTTTTATCCTCTCGGGTGTAAAACGAGACGCCCGGCCTCAGAAAACCCCGCAGAATCGTTTTTAAAAAGGTTTTAAAAACGGTCTCCCGCATTGTTTCCGCTTAAATTGTTCCACGGCTACCGCTGAACCCCCTCAGCCGCTCCCGTTTACGTTCTCCCGTCATCATGCTGCGTATGAAAACACGTATCGCGGCACTAGCCCTAGAAATCGCAAAAGCGACCCATAACGAGATCCAACTGTTCCCGGCTGGCGAGTTCAGCGCGGTGGATGGCCGTCCGACCGACGTCGATGGCGGTAAATGGTTCCTGACGGCTGAACTGGCCGCCGCAATTGTTTCACAGGTGGCCTCCGTGACCACGCCGCTGGTGATTGATTACGAACACCAGACGCTGCGCACCGTGAACAACGGCCAGCCCGCTCCGGCGGCTGGCTGGTTCAGCAAGGTGGAATGGCGCGACGGCGATGGCCTTTATGCCGTCGGCGTGGAATGGACAGACAAAGCCGCCGCAATGATTGCTGCCGGTGAATACAAATATATTTCCCCGGTTTTCTTCTACGACAAAAGCGGCGCTGTCACCCAGCTGTTACACGCCGCACTCACAAATACCCCCGCGCTGGACGGGATGGACGCGGTCATGCTGGCCGCAGCCAGCCGTCTGGCGAGCCTTTCAACTACAACGGAGACCACCACAGTGGATGAAGAACAATTAGCCATGCTACTGGCGCAGCTGCGCTGGCTGCTGAACCTGCCGGAGACCTCCACCCCGGAGGAAGTCTGCGCAGAGCTGCAAAAAATTATCGACGGCGTGTCCGGCGGTCAGGGAACTGCGGCGGCATCCATCGGGCTGGGTAACTTGCTGGCTCAGCAGTCTGAGCAAATCGCCAGCCTGTCCGCTAACGCTTACAACCCGGAAAAACACTCCCCGATTGAAGTCGTTAACGACCTACGCGCTCAGCTGGCCCAGCTGTCCCAGACCACGACCGAAAGCGAAATCAGCACGCTGGTGACGGCTGCGCTCACGGATGGCCGTCTGCTGCCTTCACAGGAGCAATGGGCGAAGGATTACGGCAAGCAGAATCTGGCGGGCCTGTCGGCCTATCTGGAAAAGCAGCCACGTATCGCGGCCCTTAACCAGACCCAGACCAAAACTTTCACCGCGCCTAAACCGGAAGACAAAGTCAACGTGTCTCAGATGACGCCGGAGCAGCTGGCTATCTGTAGCGCGTTCGGCAATGACCCGGCAGAAATCGCCAAACAACTAGGGGACTGAATATGGATCGCAATACCTGGCGAAAAGATGGCTTGCTCATTCCTTTTCTGGTATCGGGCGGCGTCAAGATTTACGGCGGCCACATGGTGGCCATCAACGCGGACGGCTTCGCCGTTCCCGCAGATGCTGGCAGCGATACCGATTCGCTGGCCGTGATCGGCGTGTCCGACGAGTTCGTGGACAACACCGACGGCGCAGACGGGGGCGCGACGATTCTGGTTCAGCGTGGCGCGGGCTTCTGTCTGGCCAACAGCACAGCCAGCCCCGTCACACAGGCACTGGTGGGGCGTCGCTGCCAGGTAGAAAACAGCGTGACCGTCAGCGCTGACGCTACCGCGAAGCGCACCGCCGGAACAGTAATGGAAGTTTCACCAGACGGCGTCTGGGTCTTTATCTCTTAAGGAGTCATTAAATGATTGTTAACAAGGCGAATATCTCGGCGTTTTTCGTCAACATTAAAACCACGTTTAACGGAGCGTTAAAAGCCGCGCCGACTCAGTGGCAAAAAATCGCGATGAAAATCCCGTCGACCGGGAAATCGAACGATTACGGCTGGCTGTCAAACTTCCCACAGATGCGGAAATGGGTCGGCGACAAGGTCATCAAATCGCTGGCGGCGTTTAATTACTCCGTTGTTAACGATGACTGGGAAGCCACCATCGAGGTCGACCGCAACGATCTGGAAGACGATCAGACCGGGATTTATGCCATTCAGGCTAAATCCGCCGGTGAGTCTGCTGCGCAGTTACCGGACGAGATTGTCTCGGGGCTGGTGAATGATTCGTTTACTTCCCTCTGCTATGACGGTCAGTATTTTTTTGATACCGACCATCCGATGGGGGCTGGCGTTTTCTCCAATAAGGGGACTAAAGCGCTTTCATGCTCCACGCTGGACGCAGCTAAGGCTTCATATGGCGCAGCTCGTACCCAGATGCGAAAAGTTAAGGATGATGATGGCCGCGCCCTGAACGTGATGCCGAATATTCTCCTGGTCCCTGTTGCGCTGGAGGACGTTGCCCGCACGTTGATGACAGCTGAACGTCTGGAGGATGGTAAACCCAACATCTACAGAGGGACGGCGGAAGTTGTGGTTGATCCTCGCCTGACCAGCGACACAGCCTGGTTCCTTCTGGACACGTCTAAAGCGATCACTCCGTTCTTCTATCAGGAGCGTAAAGCCCCGCACCTGGTCGAACAGACCGACATGAACGCGGACGACGTCTTCAGCCGTAAGAAATTTAAATATGGCGCAGAAGCCCGCGCCGCTGGCGGCTACGGTCTCTGGCAGCTGGCCTATGGCTCCACCGGGACGGAGGCGTAAACATGGAAAAGGTTATTGATATCACCGCCAAGCGCGACGGATTCCGCCGCGCTGGCATGGTCCACAGCGAGCAGACTCAAACCTATCCATTAAGCCGCTTCACAAAGGCACAAATTGAGCAACTCCAGAAGGAGCCGATGCTGGTCGTAGCTATCCGTAATGCTAACGAGCAGCAGTCCGTCCCGGCTGATGAATTAAATCAGCAGCTGATAACGCTCACCGCAGAGCTGGACGGCGCAAAGATGCAGATCCAAACGCTGACTGGTCAGCTGACGGAAGCGCAGGAGAAGTATCAGAGCATTCTGGCCTTGCATGAGGATGTAAAAACCGAGGCGGCCAGACAGCTGGAGAACGAACGCCAGAACGTCAGCAACCTGACCTCCGAGCTGGAAGGCGAACGCCAGAAGGTCGCAGACCTGACGACGCAGCTGGAAGCCGCAACCAAAAAAGGGAAGTAAACCATGCCCTACGCCACACCAGACCAGTTTATTAAGACGTTCAGCGAGCGCGAGACCATCTCGCTGACCGATGAAAAGCGCACGGGCGCAGTCGACAGCGACAAGCTGGAATTTGCCCTGACCCGCGCCAGTAACGTCATCGATGGCTATCTGGTGGGGCGTTACAAAACGCCGTGGCCGGACAGCCCGGGGATCCTTATCGGCTATTGCTGCGATATCGCCCGTTATCAGCTGGCAAGTGATTACCGGGTCCTGTCGCAAGAAATCCGGCTGCGCTATGACGACGCGATCAAGTTTCTGGAGAAAGTGGCCAGCGGCAAAATCAACCTCGGGCGTGACACGTCCGGCAGCGTGATCCAGTCGTCGTCCCAGATGCGCATCCACTCCGGCATTCGCCAGTTCGGTCGTGAGTCAACACGCGGGGGCGCATTTTGATAACCGATATCGAAAATGCGCTGACCGACCGGCTACGTCGTGGGCTGGGCGAAATGGTCTGGGACGTCACCAGCTACGCCGGGGAGCTGGACGACGATATAGGGAAAATTATTCACCGTCTGCCCGGGGCGTGGGTAACTTTCGGCGGCATTGTGAAAACCGAACCCTACAGTCTTTCCCGGCAGAGGTGGAAAACCACCGGGCGGTTCGTGGTTGTGGTCGGCGACTACAACACCCGCAACGAGGAAAGCACCCGACACGGCGGCACGAACCTGAACGAAGTCGGGACCAACCTGCTGGTCGAGTCGGTCCGTCGTCTGATTACCGGTCAGGATTTAGGGCTGAAAATTAAGGAGTTCACGCCGGGCCGCGTGCGGACGCTGTTTAACACCAGCGTGGAAGAAAAGGCCGTGTCTGTATTTGCCTGTGAGTTCGACACGGTCTGGATGGAAAACGCGCTGGAGAATGGCCGATGGCCAGAACGCTCGAACAGCCCGGACTCTCCAGACGTGGCGTTTAACGTGTACCGGGGCGAACTGTCCGACCCGTACCCGGACCTCCTGCGCGTGGGGATGCGATATCACCAGCCGGGAACCCCTCCGGCAGACGACCCGACAGACCTGGTGGAAGTGAGGAAAAAAGAAGATGGCACAAATCAAGGTTAAGGCCGCTCCCGGGCTGAAGTTTCCGATGGAGCGAAACGCGAAAAAACATATCACCGGCGAGGCGGTAACGGTCGAGAGTTCGGCCTACTACCGCCGCGCTATTGCAGACGGCGATCTGGTTCTGGTGACTGAGGACAAAGGCGAAGTCGTCAGCCAGGACGCAGGAGAAGCACCGGCAGCGGCGGAAAGCAAAGACACCGCACCGGTCCAGACCAAGCAGCAAAAAAAGGCGGCTCCGAATGAGTGAAATCCAGTTCGACACCATCCCGAACAGCATCCGTAAACCGGGCGTTTATATCGAGTTTAACACCCGTCTGGCGGTTAACACGTTACCGGGGAACCCTCAGCGCGTTCTGGTCATCGGGCCGATGTTAAGCACCGGCACGGCGGACCCGCTCACCGCTGTTTCTGTTTTCTCTGATGACGAAGCGGCCAGCTATTTCGGAGCCGGTTCACTCGCTGCCAGCATGGCCGCCGCTGCGATTAAGGCAAACAGCTATCTACAGCTGGACGTCATCGGCATTGAAGACGGCGACGCGGGCGTCAAGGCTGGCGGCGGCGTCACTATTCAGGGTACGGCCACCAAGACCGGGACCCTGTCCGTCTGGATTGCCGGGACGCAGGTCGCGGTCAATGTGGAAAGCGGCGACAAGCCCGAGACCATTATCCCGGCACTGGTGGCCGCAATGCAGCAAATCCCGGAGCTGCTGGTCACTGGCGCGTATGACACCGAAAACAGCCAGTTAACCGTAGCCTGTCGCTCCAATGGCGAATGGGGGAACGGCATCACGCTGAAGGCCAGCACCACCACCACCGGGCTGACGCTGACGGTCGTCCCGATGGCTGGCGGCGAAATGGATCCTGATATTCAGCCCGCACTGGATGCCGTTTTTGCTGCGGGTCATAACATCCTGATTTGTCCCTTCAGCACCGACGACGCGCTGGCGGCGCTCAGCGAGCACCTGACCAGCACCGGAAGCGCAATGGAACAGCGCGGCGCGGTCGGCTGCGCTGGCTGGACCGGTAGTCTCGGCACCGGGACGACGCTTGCAAGTAACGTGAACGACGGACGAGTCTCGATCCCGTGGTATCGCGGTTCGGTCATGCTGCCCGCGATTCTGGCCGCGACCTATGGCGCAGTGATGGCCAGCGAGGAAGACCCGGCCCGTCCGCTGAACACGCTCCCGCTGAACGGGATGGACGTCGTCAGCATGACCCAGCGCGAGGGACGGACGGAACAGGAGAACGCGCTCCACAACGGCCTCACGCCGATTGAAGTCGGCCCGGGGAACACGGTCCAGATTGTCCGCGCGATTAGCACGTATACGGTCAACGCTCAGGGCGTGGAAGACCCGGCGCTGCTGGATATTACGTCTATCCGCACCCTGGACTATACGCGCAAAGCCTGCCGCGACCGTATCAGCCAGCGGTTCCCGCGTGAAAAGCTCAGCACCCGCACCCCGCCGAAGGTACAAAGCGAGCTTTACGACGTGCTGACGAAGCTGGAAGACGCGGAGATTCTGGAGAACGTGGCCGCCAACAAGGACAAGCTGATTGTCCAGAAAAGTGGCACTGACCCGAACCGCTGCGACGCTGTGATTCCTGCTGACGTGGTCAACGGTCTGCACGTCTTCGCGGGCCGCATCGATATGATTTTGTAAGGAGGGACACAGCATGGCTTTAGAAGAATACGTCGGCTCTATCGTCCTGGAAATCGACAGCCAGGAAATTGAGATCACCGACCTGGATGTTCAGGAAGTAACGGGCCGAAAACTGGTTAAGACGATGAACAAAACCGGCAAGGCGAAAGGCTTTTCCCGTGGCATCGCCACCTATGAGCTGTCCGTCTCTGCGGTTATCCCGGATACAGACATCCCCGACTGGGCGAATCTGGAGGGCGTTAAGGTCTCCATTTATCCGCTCAATAACAGCGGCCAGCGGACCTCGTATCTGGATTGTTTCACGACCGAAGTCGGCGAGAAGTATACGGTCGATAACGAGGCCAAAATCGACATCAAGATGAACGCACTCAGCAAGGTTAACGCATGACTCAGGTTAAGACAGAAACCGGAAAATTACTGGACGGGATCCCCTTTGGGGGGACCCTTCATATGGACTTTGAGATCCGTCTGCCTGTTATGCGCGATACCGGTCAGGCGCTGGAAGATGCCGAAGAACGCTATGGCGAGGTGACGGGCTTTATGGCGGATTCGTTTTACCGGTCCGCAGTCATGGCCAGCACGTTGATCCGTCTGGGGGATATCCCGAAGGAGGAGCTGACGGCGGAGCTGCTGCACGAGAACCTGACCAGTGACGATTACGACGTACTGGTGGCGGCCCGGGATAAGCTGAAGGCAAAGCGGAACGGCGGGAATCCCGGCTCGCCGGACTCCGCCTTGCCATCCTCGCCCTCGGGCGATGCGGCATCACCGAAGACCGAATAATGGCCATGAGCCGTCCAGAACTGGACGGCTATCTTGCCGCCCTCAGTAAGCTGAACGGCAACAGGCCAGGCAAAAAGGACCCCGCAGCACCTACCCACCAGTCGTTCAAATCCCGCCGTAACAAACGCAAAAAAGGGAAGCAAAAACATGGCCGGTAATTTCAAAGTTGGCATGACCCTGACCGCGAAGGATGACGCCTCGGCGGTACTGGTTAAGGGATTAAAACTCACCACCAAAGCCGCCACAGACGCGGAAAAGGCCGTCGAACGCGCGGGCAACGAACAGCAAAAAAGCAACGAAAAGAACGCGAGAAGCGCCAGAACGGCGGCGGAAGAATCCCGTCGCGCAGCTGTCGCCCGGGAGACTCTCGGCGTTCGTTCAGAACGCGCTATCCGTCGTGAAATCGACCAGACCATCGCCAGTTACAACCGCCTCACCCGGGCGGGCGTCGCTTCAGCCCGGGAACAGGATCGCGCCTTCAGGGCGATGAAAGACCGCGTCAAAGAACTGAAAACCGAGATGCGCGGTTACAGCCGGATGAATGAAGCCAAACGAATCGGCGGAAATGCGCTCGCCATCACCGGAGGCATCGCTGCCGGTGGCGCGGTACTGGCGCAACCGGTAGCCCGTCAGATGGCCTATGAGCGCAATCTCAGCATGATGGCCAATACAGCCTTTTCGGATGGCGGACAGGCTGGCCGACTCGCTGGCCGCACGAAACTGGCGGGAAGTATTCGCCAGTCCGTCAGTTATGGCGGGGGTACAAAAGAGGATGCCGCCGACGCGATGAATCAGATGCTGGCCAGCGGCGCGGTCACTTACGAAACAGCCAGCAAGTGGCTCCCGCAGCTGATGAAGTTCTCCACCGCCTCCGGCGCGTCAGCGGTCGACCTCGCCACGCTGGCCGTAAAAGGCAAGCAGGCGTTCGGCCTGACGGACGAACAAATCCCCACCATGCTGAATATGTCCATCGCTGCCGGGAAAGCCGGGAACGTGGAGCTGAAGGACATGGCCAAATGGCTGGCCCCGCAGATGGCCGCCGCCGGTTCTGCCGGTATGAAGGGGATTGACGATTTTGGCAAGCTGCTGACGCTGAACGAGGCCGCAGGCATCACCGCAGGGAGTAGCGACGAGGCCGGGAACAACGTCGTGAACCTGCTGGCAAAGCTCACCAGCCGCGAAGCCGCCGATTCTGCCGCCCGTATCAAAATTAATGGCCACGGAATTGACCTCCCCGGGACGCTGGCCAACGCCCGCGAAAAAGGGATAGACCCCATCGAGGCGTTCTCCCGGGTCGTGGACAAGGTTGTCGGCAGCGACAAGCGCTATCAGCAGCTACAGGCGAAGATGGCCGGGGCTAAAGACAACAGCGAAAAAAGCGCGATCATGGAGTCGATGGCCACCATGCTGGAAGGGAGCGCTGTCGGTCAGGTTATTGCCGACCGTCAGGCCCTGATGGGGCTGCTGGCCTATCGCAATAACCCGGAATACCGGAAGCAGGTCGAAGCGCAAATCAATGAACAGCGGACTCTGCCCCAGGGTAAACGCGCCGGGGATGAAGACTTCGCTTTTATTGCAGGGACTAACGATTTCAAGATTGAACAGGCAAAGAACACGGCAGACTTCGCACAGATGGACAGCGTCAAAAAGCTGGCCGATATGGCTGGTTCAGCAGCTGAAGAAGTCAGCAAGCTGGGGCAGGAGTTCCCGGGCCTGACCACCGCCGTGGCCGGAGCGACGACGGCCATTATGTCAATGACAGCCGCTGCCGTCGCGTTCTCGGGGCTGAAGTTTCTCACCGGGGGCGCAGCTGGCGCTGCCGGTGCAACGGGCGCAGGTGGCGCAGCAACCGCAGCGGCGACCGCTGCCGCTAAAGGCGGCTCCCTGCTGGGGACTGTAGGGAAGTTATTAGGCATCGGTGGCACGGCCACCGCGCTGGCCACCATGACCACCCCGGAGGAAGACGCCGCCAGTAACGGCAGCGAGGAACGCTGGAAAGCGCTCCGCGCAAAATATCCGCAGAGCGTTATCGATGCCGCGCGTAAAAAATATCAGCCGTGGTATCAGTTCGGCGAAGGTTATTCCACCGAAAACGAACAATGGATCCAGCAGTATCTGGCCGACCAGCAGAACAGCGCCAGCAATGCCACCGTTTCCCCGGGTCAGGTTCTACCCTCCGCAGTACCGCCTGCAGGTGGATCAACCACACCAGCGGGTCAGAACGGCACAACCTCACCGCAGACAGCGGCGGCAGCGCAACCGGCGCAACCGATGAACGTGACAACCCAGCTGGTCGTTGATAGTCATGTAATAGCCGAAGTTGTTAACAGCTACAACGTCCAGGACGGCAACCGTGGAACAGGAGGACCCCATTAATGGGATGGGCCGAGAACTTACAGCAGGCATCGTTCAGGGGCGTCCCGTTTGACGTGACCGCCACCGATGAACAAGTCAGCCGCGACCATGCGGCGTATGAGTACCCGAACGTCGACGGCGCAGACCTGAAAGACCTCGGGCGCAAGGCGCGTCCCTTTCGCCTGACCGCCTTTATCTGGGGGGATACTTACGAATATAAGCTCCAGTCCCTGATAGCGGCGCTGGACACTCCGGGCGACGGCGAGCTGATTCACCCGGTCTACGGTTCTGTCCCATCGGTCATCGTTACGGGGTACGGCGTCCGCCATGAGGCTGAGAACGTCGACAGCTGCACCGTCGAGCTGAATTTTCTGGAGAACCGCACCGGCACGAAGCTGTTCGCCAGTCCGCTCCCTGAAATGTTCGGCGCGTCGCTGTTTGACGAGCTGGACGCCCTGACCGCTGCGCTGGGGGAGTTTTTCGACGCTGTCACCGCACCTTTAAAGACAATTAACAGCCTGGTTAAACGCGCCAAAACGGTGGAATCAACGCTGATTAATACGCTGTTAACGTTTGAAAGTGACGTGAAATTTACGACCGAACAGGTCGTGGCGCTGGCGGAGAGTCCGGCGCAGTTTATCGCCGCACTGAGCAGCGTTCTGGAGGTTCACACCTCAAACGTGGCCAGCTCCGTCCCTGCGCTGGCATCCTCCGCGCCGGTGACGACTATCGGGCTGTCCAGCCCGACCCCGGACGTGGCCACGTCATCGACCGTTATCACCAGCTGGAACGAAATCACGGACGACATGGACGAGCTGGTCGCGCTGCCGGTCTCGTTCGTCAATGGCGACACCACGCCGACAGTGGCGCTCCCTGTCGGGTCAGTCGTTTCAGATGTGGCGGACGTCACGGTGGCGTATTCTGTCGCCGCTGTGACCGAGCTGGCCAGCTCCGCCGCCGCTATTTTGTCCGACGACGCGCAGTCCGGGCTACTGACGCCGGACGATATTGAGAAACTGGTCGACGACGTCCGCACGCGGATCCAGTCCTCCATTGACCAGCTCCGCACTCGTTACGAACCCGCCCGGGAGCTGATTACCGAGACGACCTCCCCGGTCGGGATCCAGTGGCTTGAACTGGTCGAGGGGCTGAAGAACATCGCGCTGGCCCTTCAGGACTTAGGGCTGCTTGTTCTGTCCCGCCGTCCACCTCTGACGCGTAAGACCGTCAGGGCTGACAGCTGCCTGCACCTGCTTGCCCATTTATGGTATGGCGACCACAGCCGCGCCACTGAGCTGCAACGCCTGAACCCACAGGTTCGGGATCCGAATCAAATCACAACAGGGATGGTCTTAAATGCCTACGCAAAATAACGCGACGGACGACGACAAAATCAGCCTGGTCATCGGCGGCAAAGCCCACACGGACTGGTCCAGCTACCGCATCGACAGCGATTTTCTGAAGCCCGCAGACGGCTGGCAGCTGATGCTGGGACTGCCCGATAAGATTTTCCCGGCGGAGGTCGTCCGGGGCGCGGTGATTAAATTACAGGTCGGCGGCGAGACTATTCTCAGCGGCAGAATTGACACCGTCCGCCGTATTGTCTCCCGCCAGACCTATTCGCTGGCCCTGACGGGGCGGGATGATGCCGCCATTCTGGTCGATTGCTCCGCGCCGATATTCAGCGCGAACCAGCTCACTCTGGACGAAGTCATCGAAAAAATTGTCAGACCGCTGGGGATCCGAAATATCCGTATACAGGCCGAAAACGCCCCGCGTAACGATAAAGTCACCATCGAGCCGGGAACCCGGGCATGGGATGCACTGGAAAAGGCCGCCGCCGGTCGCGGTCTCTGGCCGTGGTTCGAGCCGGACGGGACACTTGTCGTCGGCGGGCCGGACTACTCCACCGAACCGGTGGCGACCCTTGTCCTGAAGAACGACGGGACCGGGAACAACGTCCTGACGCTTGAAGAAAACCGCTCAATTAACGGCTGTTTTTCAGAACTGACCGCGCTGGCACAGGGCCACGCCCGCCACGCCGACAGCAAAAGCAGCACAGCGCCGCTCCCTATGGATATCTGGAACGATGACGGAAGCGTCAGACTGATGGCCAGCAGCGACGAGGGGAGCAGCGATGGCCTGACCGGGTCAAATGCCATGAAGGCCGTGGCCACGGATCCGACCGTGTCGTACTACCGGCCCCAGATAATCACCATCGGGGACACTAACAACAAAGAACAGGTCGACTACAGGGCTAAAAAAGCCATGAGCGATGCCCGTCTGTCCGGCTGGGATATCAGCGCGGAGGTGGCAGGCCACCGCACCGCCGGAGGCGTTCTCTGGCAACCCGGGCAGCGGGTCCATATTGTCAGCGAACCGCACGGTCTGGACGCCGTTTTTTTTCTGATGGGTCGCCAGTTCAGCGGGGGCCGCAGCGGCAAGACGACAAGCCTTCGCTTTAAGGAGGACGGAGTCTGGATCCCCGACGCGTTCCCGCGTGAGAAAAAACGCCGCCACCGCCGTGGCAGGAAAGGCAAGAACGACGTCGCCGTGGTGGATGTCTGAGGACTTAATTATGTGGAATAAAGTAAACCAGCGTATTCAGCAGGCGCTCCAGAATATTCGCCAGGCTTTTCGTGTCGTCACCGGTTCGACAGACAGCACGACAAAGGTCCAGATGTTACAGCTCAACGCTCTGGCCGGGGAGAAGCTGGACGGCGCGGAGTATTTTCAGCATTACGGATTCACGTCCAACCCGCTGGCCGGGTCTATGGGGATTGCTATCCCTCTGAACGGGACGACGTCGCACACGGTCATTGTGGCCACGGAGCACGGCGCGTATCGTCTCACCTCCCTGAAGCCTGGCGAGGTGGCACTGTATACCGACGAAGGGACCAGCGTCGTCCTGAAGCGCGGGAAGATTGTCGAGACTACCTGCGACGTGTACCGCGTGAAGTGTAAAACCTATGAAGTCGACGCGGAGGAAAGCGCCGACTTTACCACCCCGCAACTGACCGCCAGCGAACAGGTCATCGCAACGGGCAAAATCAGCGGGAACGGCGGGATGGCCATCAAAGGCGGTGAAGGTGGCGCGACGGCCACGTTTGAGGGTACACTCCGCCAGACCGGCGGCAGTTATGAAACAGACGGCGACGTCAAAGCCGGGACCGTTTCACTCACTGGCCATGAACACCCGAACGGCAACGACGGCAACCCGACCGGCGCTCCTATTGCCTAATCGCTGAAGCCCCTCAGCCGCTCCCCTCCATGCCATGCTGCCAGACTGGCAGCATGGACCAGAATATTTCTACCGCTACCGGCGATTACACACAAACCCGCGTTTACTCACTACAGAACGCGGTTTATCTGCGCCTTGAAACCCCGCTCGGGAGCTACTGGGCGGATCCTCTCTTAGGGTCCCGGCTCCATGAGCTGAAGCGCGAGAAGGACGTCCCACGCGTTCAGCTGCTGGCGGGGCAATACTCCCGCCAGGCACTTCAGCCGCTGCTGGATGACGGACGGGCGCAGACCATCACCGTCGACACGGAAAAAGGTCCAACAGGCTGGCTTTTTCTCTGGATTCGCGTCACCGACGCCTCCGGGACGCCGCACAAGTTTAAACACCCTGTAAGGATTGCATAATGCCGTTCCCGGTCCCTACCGTGGCGGAGAGTACCGCCCGCCAGCTGCGTGATATTGAAAACGCGCTACCTAATGAAGACGTGGACACCGGCACGGACAGCGATTATGGCGTCCGCGCTGCTGCCGTTTCTGGCGTGGCTGATGGCCTTTACGCTTATCAGGGATGGATCGTCCGCCAGATTTTCCCCGATACCGCCGACCCGGAATATCTGGAGCTGCACTGTCGGACCCGTAACGTCTACCGCAAAAAAGCCACCAGTTCGTCAGGCACGGCCAGCATCACCGGCACAGCCGGAAAGGTTCTCCCGAGCGGCTCCGAAATCCGGGGCGAAGGCGTGAGCGTCAACACCACCGAGTCCTGCACCGTCGACGACGACGGGACCGGACTGGTCGCCGTTAAAAGTACAGCCACCGGCGCACTGACGAACACCACAACCGTGAAGACGGCGACACTGGTCAGCCCGCCCGAAGGCATCAACAGCGCGGTATCAGTTAATCCCCTGACCGGTGGCACAGATAAAGAGTCTGACGACAGCCTGCTGGCCCGGTATCTGGATATCCTGCGCAAGCCTCCGGCAGGCGGGAACAAGTACGACTACAAACGCTGGGCGCTGGAGGTTGACGGGGTCACGTCGGCTTATGTCCAGCCATTACGGCGCGGACTGGGGACCGTCGACGTGGCGATCACGTCTGAGAACGACCTCCCTCCGCAGGACCTGGTCGACACCGTTCAGGCGCATATTGAGGACCTCCGCCCGGTCACGGCGAAGGACACGCTGGTACTGGCTCCCACTAAAAAGCCGGTGGATTTTGTCATCCAGATTAAGACCAGCGGTCTCACGGTCGAGCAGGTGACGCCGCTGGTCCAGTCCGTTGTCACCGACTTTATGAACCGTCTGGAGCCGGGTCAGGAACTGATTATTTCCCAGCTCGAAACCCAGATTTCCCTTATCTCCGGCGTGTCGGACCGCAAAATCGTGACCCCAGCCGCTAACGTCCCGGCTGTCATCGACGAAACGACGTGGGAATGGCTCAGGCCCGGGACCATCGACGTGGAGCCAATGGCGTGAAAACGGTCGACTTATTTCGGGCGCTGATGCCACCGGTCAGCTACGACCCCAACGGAAAATATCTGTCCGCAGAGCTTCAGGCCGAGGCCAATCTGATGGACGCCGTCAAAGCGTCAGCGGGCCGCGTTCTGGCGTCGATTACGCCGTTCTATGCCTCCATGACCTTGTCCGACTGGGAACGTGTCTATGACGTCGTCCCGCGTGAAGGGGCCACCCAGCAGGAGCGCCGCGAGAACGTGCTGGTCAAGATGGCCGCTACCGGCGGGCTGTCGATTCCTTATTTCACCAGTCTGGCCGCCAGTCTCGGCTACACCATCACGATCACCGAGCCGAGAGCGTTTCAGGCGGGAGTAAACCGCTGCGGGGATCGCCTGTTCGTGGAGGGGATGCGCTGGGTATGGCAGGTCAACGTTCTGGGAGAAAGCACGCCTAAATACCGTTTCAGAGCCGGAGCATCGGCAGCAGGTGAGCCGCTGCTGGCGTTCGGTGTGTCCATTTTAGAAAGCACGTTTAAAGACCTTAAACCGGCCTTTACAGATTGTTATTTCACGTATGAGGGAGAGGAATAATGCAGGACTTAATGCCACCGGTAAACACACCGGATAAGTTGTTCCACGACGGCGACCCCACACAGGGTATCGAGGGGACTATCGTTACAGCGGAGTGGCTTAATAATGACCAGTCAGCAGTCCGTGATGTACAGGGTGAATTAATTGCCGTTCTGGCAGAAGCAGCCATGACGCCCGACCCTGAAAAACAAGGACAGCTTATTGAAGCAATCAAGAAAATTGTGGGGGATGGTGTCAGTGACGGCGCTCTATTAAAGACAAATAATCTTTCCGATCTAGTTGATAACGCCCTGGCGCGGGAACACCTGCAACTTAAGGCCGCAGCAACAAAAGATGTCACTACGCAACATGATGATACTAACGGCGGGCGGTTAATGACGCTGGGGTGTCGTGGGATTGGTGGAGGTTCGGGAGATATGCTTCCGGGGGCTGATATAGACACAGCCGCTAAATATCTTAAGTTCTTAAAACCATATGGAGGCGGCATTTATCGGCCAATCTGGAATTCAGCAGTAACGAATCCTGATGGATTAACGAAATATTCAGTAAATTTCTTCGGTAACACTGGCGATACTTTCAGGCTAATTTCCATAGATTATAATACCGGGAAAGTTATCGCAGTTGGTGCAAACCAGGCGGGGATTGATGCAGGCAAGGTCTATGTAAACGAATTGTATGGCAAGTTGAATAAACCTAATGCTGCGGATGTTGGGGCGCTACCCGCTGGAGGTGGGCGACTTACAGGAGTCTTAGAGATTTACAGCGTTGCGCCAATAATCCAACTGACTGAATCCGATACTGGTAAAAAATATTTCCTCGTTGCTGATGGCAGTGGTTTTCGCATCAATGAAGACTCCACTGGAGGGAACGCGGTGCTTTCATATGCTGGGGCGAGCAAGCAACTAAAAACGGTTGGTCAGTTTGTGCCTGGGGACTTCGCTAACTTTGACGCCCGCTATCAGGCAAAAGGCAACTACACCCCCGCAGGACAAGCGTATACCAAAGCCGAGAGTGATGGTCGTTACCAGGTCAAAGGTAATTACACCCCCATCGGCACTGCATACACGAAAGCTGAATCTGACGCCCGCTACAGCCTTAAAAACACCGCCACCAAAGCCGCCAATGCAATGACCTCAAAAGATGCGTCAACAGGCGTTATGGAAGTGGTTATGAGCAATATCACCGTTGCGGCCAACACCAATGTAAGCGTCACTTTCAGCACCGCGTTTCCTTCGGTTTGCGTGGGGGTTGTCATCGCTTATGACGGGGCTGGACATGGTAACGACAGTGACTCTTCAATAGCTGTGGCGTCGTATACACGTACAGGCTGTGTGCTTCGTGCGAATAACGCTAACGGCAAATTCATGCTTATTGCAAAGGGGTATTAAGATGACGGTCTACTTTAGCGCCTCTGAAAATGGCTTTTATGATGACGCTTTCAGGGCTGACTACACGGCCGCTGGGACGTGGCCTGATGATGCCGCTGCATTATCAGACCGATGGTACCAGTATCTCCTCAATGGACAATCTCTCGGTAGGATTGTGACGGTTAATGAATACGGCCAGCCAGTTCTTGCTGACCCGCCAGCCCGTACTAAAGAGCAATTTATTGACGAAGCTGATGCACGTAAAGCAGCACTCATAACTGCTGCAAGCGAAACAATCGCGATCCTGAAAGATGCTGTTGATTTAGGTAAGGCAACAAAGGAAGAGGAAACCCGCCTGCTGGCATGGCGAGAGTATCGCGTGCTGTTAATGCGTGTCGATACGTCGTCTGCACCGGACATCGAATGGCCTGTCGTGTCTAATTGATCGTTTGTAACGATCAATAAACGATAATTGATCTGTAGCATCTATTTGAATGGTGTGGGTATTAGCAGAACACTATGCCCCTGACTTTACAGGGGGTGAAATAGTGGATTTAACAGAGCGTGAACGTGAGGTTTTAGCCTGGTTTATTGGCGAGAACTGGCAGGAGTTCGCCGCAAGGGCGGAAGAATTTTTAGGGGTGAATGGATTACACCGACTAGCAGAGAAGTTAAAACTCGACAAAGAGGCAAAATAACAAAGATACCCCGGCTTTAAACCGGGGTTATTTTTATCTGCCACTCACCATTTGAAATCAATTTTGGACTGTCCAAAAGCGTTAAATTTTACGCCAATACTCAGTCCAGAATTGACTGCAAAACAGTCCAGAAAATTTCGCCGCGCTACAAAAGCACTGCGGTTTTTTACGTTTAATGATGCTCCGACGCTTTTTTTCAGGCCACTTTAGCTGTGGACTGGAAAACC